ATGGTAAATGATTATTTAACACTTGAAGGACTATTTAGTGTAATTTTATACACAAATGTCTCTAAAGGTGCTGATAATAAGATACAATATCAATTTGTCACTAATAATGATGGTAAATACCCAGCAAAAAGTCCTGTAGGAATGTTTAGTGAAACATATATTCCTAATGATTTAGGATATGTGTCTCAATTAATTGACTCATATAATAATGGATAATGGAATTAAATAATGAACAAAGAGAAAAAAGAATTAAATCTTTAGCTAAGTTAAAAGGAAGATGTGGTATTATAAGAAATCCATTTTATACAACTGCACCAAAAGATACTAAAGTGTATATTTATACAGTTATTCCTGAAGAAGGTATTTTAGGAGTAGAATATCAACAAGAAAATGGTGAATTTACAAAATGCGGATGTTTTCCTGAAGAATTAAACTTAATAGATAAAGAATATTCAGGTACTGGTATGGTACTAAAAGGAGTCAGAGAAGAAAGAAAGGATAAATATGGTAATATTTGTGCTGTAGAGTTACTAAATGATGGAAAAAGTATCTACATTTCACAAGCATTATCTTCTTTATTACTTTGCAACTCTGAACAAAATTACATAGGATTTGCATCTGATCCAGAAATTGGAGAATCTTATGTATTTAATGCAAAAACTGCTGATCAAGGTTATCTTTTAGATAAGAAAAACAATAGAATTATCTCTCCTGCTGATCACAGAGAATTATTGAAACAATTTGAAAGTAATGTTATTGAAATTAATGATTCAGCTATAATTAATAGTGAGTTTCCAGATACAATTTTTTACAAAACAAGGAGAAGTTTTCAAACTTTACAAAATACTCCTGTAAAAACAAGTAAAAAATCATCAGGAAAACCAACAACATATGAATCATTGCATCAATCATTGCATCAATCATTACATACTACACTTGAAGATAAAATGATAGATAAATTACGTAGAACACAGTATAAATCAAATTCATATGCAGGTGCAAAACATGTAAGTGAATTCAGACCTTTTGAAACAACAACAAGTGTAGAAAAAACTAATACTAGTAGTTTTATAATGGATTTAAGTACTGATAAACCAGAATTTCCAACATTTGATTCAGATACAGCAACGAAAAAAGAACAATTTTAAAAAAACAAAAAATATGTTTAATACAAAAGAAGTAAAGACAACAAATAAGAATTATATTTCTAAATATCTTAATCCAGGTCAACATCTAGTTAAGATTAATAAAATCACTCCTAAAACTGCTAGTACAGGAACATCTCAACTTCAGTTTGAAGTAGAAACTGAGCCAGTAACTACAGAAGGATTTGTACCTGCTGAAGGTTATGCAGGACAAGTAGGAACAGTTAAAACTGTTTATATTGCTAATCAAGAACAGGAACAGCAAATTTCTGCTATTATTAGTTCATTAGCTGATGAATTAGGAGTTCGCGAAGCTGTAGATAGTATTTCAGCTGATACCATTGGTGAATATGCAGAACAACTATCTAAAATAGTTTGTAATGGAGAATATGTATACATGACTATTAATGGTCGTGAATATATGAATACTTCTTCAGGAAAGAAGGGTACAGAGCTACAATTCCCTAGATTTAAGACATTTGCTAGTAAGCAAAAAGTTGAAACTCAAGGTATGGAAAAAGCTCTTGCTAAACCATATTTGAAACCACTACCTGGTGAAACATCAGTAGAACCTCAGAAGTCTGAGGGTGAAGTTTGGTAATCAATTATATTGAAAAATAATAAAGGGGGTGAAATTCCCCCTTATTTTAATGATTAGTACAAAAAATAATACTTATTTACCATTATCAAAAGATAATATTTTAAAATATATATCTGATGAAGATATTTTTAGAAAATATATTAAATATAATTTCAAAATAGATGAAATATTCTCTGCTCCTTATAGGATAGATGATCATCCTAGTTTTGGAATATATTGGAATACTCATTATCAGAAATTAATGTTTAAAGATTTAGGTAAAAAATTAGGAGGAGATTGTTTTAGATATGTTCAAATGATAAATGGAGATTGTAATTTATGGGAAGCTTGTAAAATAATAAATAATGATTTTAAGCTTAATTTAGGAGGGTATAGTGCCAAACCAATAGTTAGTACTACTACACCTATATTTGAGCCTAGAATCAAAGAAAAAAGGGTAATTTCAATAAAATCTCAAGAGTTTACTAAAGAAGACTTAGAATGGTGGGAGGAGTATGGAATTTCTAAGGAAACTTTAGTTAAATTTAATGTATTCTCTGTTAAAGATCTTTATATTAACAAAGAATTAAAAAGAATTTATACAAAAAATTATCCAATATATGCTTATTATTTTCCAAGAACAGGTAATTATAAAGTCTATATACCAAATGAAAATAAATGGAATAAATGGGATACTAATGCTAATAATGATTGGGATATTCAAGGATATGACCAATTACCTGAAACAGGTGATACAGTGTATATTACTAAATCTATGAAAGATTGTATGGTAATGTATGAACTAGGTTTAAATGCTGTTGCGACACATGGTGAAGGACATTGGTTTAATCCTGATTTCTTTAGACATTTGAAAGGTAGATTTAAAAATATAATATTATTTTATGATAATGATAAAGCAGGAAAAGAGTGTACAGAGAAAATGGTTAAAGAATACAGTTTAAATTGTATTTTTACACCAGATAATACAGAAAAAGATATAAGTGATTATGTTAAAAAAAGAGGAAAAGAAGAAGGAAGAAATATTTTCATTTAAAAAAATAACACATTTAAATGGTAAACAAACATTAGATGTTTATGAATCTCAATATTTAATTAAATTTAACGAGGTAATTATTCGTGTAATTGTTAATCTTAGAACTTCTAGTTGTGGTAGTATTCAATTATCATTTATGAATACGTTTCATAATAGTGAAATTGCAAATATTTCTAAAAATAATAGAGCAGATTTCTTTAATTATATATTAAGTGAATTTGGTGATCATAATCATGTTTTCTTTATTGATATGGAAGAAGGAATGCTAGAAAGATTTTTTGGTGATTTAGGATTTTCAAAAGTATGGAATTATTTAAATTACAATTCTGAAAATCATGTAAATATGTGGTGTTTTAACAAATGGACAGATGATGAAGTAAGAGAAAAATTAGAAGAAGAAGAAGATGATGATGCATGGTAAATATACAAATTTAGTAAAACCGTTATTTGAAGAAGAATGGTTCAATAAACTTAAACCATTTATTGATTCTCCAGAATTTGATAAAATAATAGATTTTCTAAAAGAAGAAAAAAAACTAGGTAAACTAATTACTCCTTTAGATATTAATTGTTTTAGAGCTTTCAAAGAATGTAAGTATGATAATTTAAAAGTAGTAATTTTAGGACAAGATCCACATCCTAAATTAATAAATAATAATTTAGAGGCTGATGGTTTAGCTTTTAGTTACACTAGAACTGCTTCTGATGATAATTATATACCAAAATCTTTAAAAGTAATATTTACAGAAGTAGAAAGAGATTACTATAACAATGATACAGAATTTGCAGATGTAGTAAACGAAGCAAATTTAACTAGATGGAGTAGACAAGGAGTATTATTATTAAATACAGCTTTAACTACATTAGTAGGTGTTCCAGGAGTACATATAGATGTATGGGCACCATTTACTAAATATGTGTTAAAAACTATTAGTGAAGATAATCCTGGTACAATATTTATGCTTTGGGGTGGATATGCCCAAGCATATACTCAATTTATAAATGGTAATACAAATCATATCTTAATAGCACCACATCCAACAGCACAGTTTTACTCTGGTGGAAAAACTACATTTAGTGGGTGTGAACATTTTACAAAAGCAAATAAAATAATAGAGGAAAGTAATGGAAGAGACTATTGCATTAGATGGTAAGGTTAAATTAATGCCTTATGGAACAAATTATGCAGGAAAACATGATGGTTGGGCATATCAATTTTTAAATGATAACTATGAAGGTATACATTTAGGAGTTTGTTGTAAAGATTTTTTACAAGATATTGTATGGTCAGAACTAACTAAAAAAAGTATGAGTATATATAATCAAGATTCAAGTTATTTAGGCATATTAGATAAACAAGAATTATTAAAAATATGTATATATCCATATTTACTTAATGGTATTGCATTACCTGTTATAGATAATATAAACGAATTAGCTGAAAATTTACAAGGATTTTTAAATGAAATTGAAGTATTAAAAGGATATGATTTATCTGTAGTTTATTCATTAGATAATAAAATAATTATTGAATTTAGTAAAGAATGGATTAGTAAACCTTTAATATTTAGTTTATTTACATTGTTATGTAGATTTGGTATATATTATGATGGTAAGTTAACAGAATATTTTGAAAAAGTTTTTTCAAGAAATGATGTTCCTTATTTAGATAAGAATGATTTATATACTATACAAAATAATCTAAATTATGTTTACATATTTTTAGATAATAAATGTATAATTTCACAAAAAGATTGGGTTGAATTACTTGGTCCTAGTGACGTTCATGGATCAGGATTTTTTAGTAATCTTAAACAAGTAAAATATGATTTTAAATAAACCAAAGAAAAAGAAACCAATTACACAATTCAGAGTAAGATTAAGAACTAAAAATCATACAGCTGAAGATTTACGAGATAAGTTATATACTACATTTCATAATAAACCTGTAATTGTAAGATTAGGTAGTCTAACACCTATTGAAGAAATTAGTTCAAGACAAGATGTTTTAGAAATTAATAGAACAGAAGCTATTGAAATTTCTAGAAATAAAAGAGAGATGAAAGAAGCTTTTACTAAAGCTGGTGTTAAAACTGCTAATTGGTATTATTGGAATGGTGCAGCATTTTTATCATGGAATCCAGGTGAACAAGCTGTTTTTAATATTAAAGACTTACCTTATCCCATATTATCTAAATCATTATTTGGACAAGGTGGTGTAGGTAATACTTTACATAAAGACCAAAAATCTCTTGAAGAATGGATAAAAGGTAAAGACTTGTCTAATTATATATTTGAAGAATATTATAATTATGCAAGAGAATACAGATTACATGTTACAAAAGAAGGTAATTTCTTATCTTGGAGAAAACTTCGTAAGAATGATGCTAAAGAAAGATGGTATTTTAACTCAGATAATTGTATTTGGGTAGGTGAAGATAATGCTTTATTTGATAAACCTGTTAATTGGGAAGAAATACAAAAACATGCTATATTAGCTTGTAAGACTGTTGGATTAGATATTTGTGCAGTAGATGTACGAGTACAAAGTTCTACAGATGAAGATGGTAATAAGAGAAAAACATGTGATTTTATTATTCTAGAAACAAACAGTGCTCCATCACTTGGAAAAAAAGGAAGTGAAATATATTATAATCAAATTTTAAATTTAATAAAGAAATAATGTGTGGAATTTTAATAAAAAATTTTATTTAGAATAATTTGAAATAATAAATAAATGTTGTATATTTGTAATTAAAATATAAATATATGATAAAAAAATGTAAAAAATGCAAAATTTCAAAAGAAGAAACAGAATATCAAATAGATAGAAGAAGAAAAGATGGGCTTTATAATTGGTGTAAACAATGTAAGAAAGAATATGACTTAGTTTATAGAAAGTCTGATAAAGTTAAAAAATACTATAGTTCAAGTGAATATAAGTATAAAAAACAAAAATATAGTAAATATATAGCTGAAACAAATCCAGAAATGATTATTTATATTCAATGTAAAGCTAGAGCTAAAAGACAAAATATACCTTTTAATCTAGATTTATCAGACATTATAATACCTTCATATTGTCCAATTTTAGGAATAGAATTAAAACATAATAGAACTGGAGAAAATGGAGGTAAAGCTAAACCTAATAGTCCTTCTATTGATAAATTTGATAATTCTAAAGGATATGTAAAAGGTAACATATGGATAATAAGTTATAAAGCTAACGCTATGAAAAATAATGCATCCATCGAAGAATTAAAATTATTTTGTAATAAAATTTTAGAAAAAATAAATGATAATAATATACTATGTGATGATGTTGAGTATCATTCACATTATAATGACAATATTGGGTTACAAACCAATTAAAGGTAGAATCTACTGTGGAGTATTTGGATACATTTCCAGTAGACCAGCGGATATACAAAAAATAAAGATTTTAGGTATTTATAATGCTACAAGAGGTACAGATTCTTGTGGTATAGTCATAAATGATAAAGTCACTAAAGGAATGAAATCTGAAGCTAATTGGTCAGATTTTTGTGAAAAAAATAGTATTCACTTGCAAACTAGAGCAGATGATAAGAATTTTATCATTTTAGGTCATACTAGAAATGCTAGTAATAAATTAACTAAAGATGATGCTGATTGTGCACATCCAATTGTAATTAAAACTAAGAAAAATAGTGTTAAATTAATTGGTGTACATAATGGTACAATTAGTAATCATAAGGATTTAGCTAAAAATTACAAAGTTAAAGATGGTAAGATTGATAGTATTACATTAATGAGTGTATTATCTGAAACTTTAAATAATCCTAAACAATTTGATGTATTGAAAGATTATGAAGGTGCTGCTACAGTTATGTGGTATCATCCTAGTGAGCCTAATGTATTAAAGATATTTAAAGGAGCTTCTAAAAGCAATATGTATGCTAAAGAATTAACAGAAGAAAGACCTTTGTATGTTTATAAAGAAGATGAACAATCATATTATTTTTCATCTATTAAGGAAAGTTTATATTGTATTGGTGGTGATATTAATACAGTATCTACAGTACCTTTAAATTGTGTTATTACAATAAAACCAGGTGAGAAGTTTAGACTACATCCAATTAATAGAGATCAAGTTGATAATTCTTTTAGTAGTGTAAATTATGGACATAGTGGAGGTTATGTCAGTACATTTCATCAAAAACCAGCAGATAAACCTAAAAATAAGCAAGTTGAAAATGCTAACAAGCTTAAAACAACTTTTAGAAACTACCATTTTTCAAGACTAAATCAGTTTCCTAAAATGGGTAATGCTCAAGGTAATATTCTATTGGATAATGAACCTTATTTGTTAGACCAAGCTAAATTTGGAGCAAAAGTATTCTTCTGGAAAGGTAGATATACTAGAAATGGTCACATAATTGGAACAGATAGAGATAAATATCTTGAATTAGAATTAGATATTTATGGATTTGATAAAACACATTCTCAATGTGATACAGAATCAATAGATAAATATTATTTCTATCAAGGATTATTATTATTATCTAAACAACATGCTGAAGATTTAATTGCTGCTTATAAAGCTAACAAACATGATATTATTAGTGATAATGGTACTTTTAATTGCATGAATGTGGCTAAATATTGTCATGGTTTTGTTGCTAATTATAATGATATTTCAGGTAATGCTAGAGCTGAAGATGGTAAAAACTGGGCAACTGGTAAATTTTCACCAATGTTTGATTATAACAGACAATACAGATTTGGAACAGGTACTTTTCGTGGAGCAGAAATTATTGATTTTAAGATAGATGATTTACTTAATACAATTAAGGATTTTGATAAAAAAGCAGCTGTTAAGATGGAAGAAAAGAAGATAATAACAGCTCCTGAACAAAAACCTTTTTCTAATAAAGTATTATTTGAAACTAAAAATGTAGATAATGATAAACTTTATAACCTTATAAATGATGCATCCTCAAGTTTAAAAGCTGTTGAATTAGAAATTGGACAACTTCCTAAATATGTAACATTAACAAGATTAATAACAGGTGCTAGAACTACAATTATGAAGAAGTATAATGATATTATTAGTGATAAAGGAATTACAGATATTGTACCATTTGTAGCTGATGCTCCTAAACAAGGATTACTTTATTCTGAATAAAAATGAGAAAGAAAGAGATGATAAAGATTCATAAAGATGATGTAAGAACAGTAACTACATGGGATGGTAGAGAAGTATCTATAGAAAATTGTAAAAGAATAGGTAAAAAAGATCCTCAATATTATGAAATGAATGTTGATTGTTTTTATGTACTAAATGAAAGAGGTGAGTATAAATGGACTAGATTAAATACAGGTAAAATTGCTTATAATGTAGAATCTGGTAAATATGAATTAATTAAGTTATTACAAGAAAATGAAAACTTAGTTAAAGGTATTTACAATGAAAAAAGTGAGCAAGGGTATTTTAAATTTAATCCTTATACGAATGTTGTAATAAATGATAGTTGGAAAGATGATTATGAAAAAGGTATTGTTTGTATATCTGCTGAAATAGCTGAAAAGTTAGGATTTGTAGAGTATCTTGGTAGTGGTACATATATTCATCCTAAAACAAGTGGTGTAAGTAAAAGTTCTTTACAAAAGAAAGCTGTATTTAAATATAAAAATTTAAGTAAGCTTAGTTATAACGCTGATAATAATAATAAACTATTCTTAAATATCATTAAAGAACATAATGAGAATAGAAAGTATATAAGTTTTAGTCCTAATACTACACTAGCTTCTAAATTATTACCATATTCATTTGGTATTGAATTAGAGTCTAGTAATGGTTTTATTCCTAAACATTTATTAGGTCCTTTAGGTGTAGTTCCTTTAAGAGATGGAAGTCTTAGAAAAGAGAATGGTGAAGAACCTTATGAATATACTACTATTCCTCTGGAAAGTGATTATGGACTAGAAACAGTAAAATTACTATGTTCAGAATTAACTAAAAGATGTGATTTTGATGAAAAATGTTCAATGCATATACACTTAGGTAGTTTGAAGAAAAGAACACCTGAATTTGTTATTGCTTTTTATAAATTAGCATTTAATTTACAAAATGAAATATTTGAAATGTTTCCAGCTTATAAAAGTAATCCTGAGAAATATGTACCACATTTTCATAAGAACTATTGTCAAAAATTACCAGATTTACAACTAGATGATTTTAATTTTAATTCTATTAAATCAGTAGCTGAAGCTAAGAAATTAACTAAAGATGCTTTTGATAGAATTTATTACTTTTTATCTGATAGTACAGTACCTCAAACTGATACTACATGGAATTTAAATACTCTAAAACATCCTAAAGGTGATATAGAGAAATGGAATTAACTGAATAGTTCCGCCATATAGTAATATATGGGCAATAATTGGGTGAATTCAGTGGAAATCTAAAAACAAAATGTTTTATTCAGAATAGTTTAAAAATGGAATTATATTCCGTAGTAATAATAATGAGAATTTTGTTCATGATAATACTGATCCAAGCTTTTTAAAAGGACATACGCAAAGATGGCGTATCTCTCAAGAGAGATTTAAAAAGAAGGAGCAACGACTAACACTTGAGGTAGGTGCTACCAATAATAGTGACACGAGCGCCCAACACCCTTCTGATAAGGGTGATGATATAGTCTAAACTATATAGAAATATATAGATGTGTAGGATAAAGAGCCTACACGGTAATAATATTGTTTCACAGTCGTTATATGTGGGTGAATCTTCATCCTTATATGTTTAGTCAGAAGCAAACAATTGAATGGCGTTTACATACTCCTACATTTAATCATGTAAAAGTAAGTAATTGGTTATTTATTTGTGCAGGTATTATACAATTTGCTGAACAATTTACTAATGAAATTCTGAGAAATGAAGTGCCATTTTCATTAAATCATGTATTAAGTTGTTATAGTAATAATTTCTTCAAATCTTTTTATGAAACAGACTATTCTCAAAATGTTGCAAAATATTTACAAGAATATGTTGAATTTAGAAAGGTTATGATGAAAAAAAGCTTTGAAAACAAGGATTTTTATGCTTATGATACTATCGAATTTAAAAAAGATAGTAAATTTGCATTTAATTCTGCAGGATTAAATAGTATATATTGAGAAAAAAAGTATTTTGGTATCATTATAATAAACCACAAAGTTTAAAAGAAGGTAAACCAAAAATAACAGTTCATCAAGGAGGAGTGTGTCATATTGTAGATAATATAGTATGTAACACTCCAACTTTTGGCCATTTGAGAAAAGAACAACCAAGATTTGTTATTAAAGGAAAAGGTAAATTGAAAATAAAGAATAATGTAGCGTATATTGATTAAAATATGGATACCTGGAGCAACTCCCAGTTCAAAAAACTCACGTATATGGACTGGGAGATTCTCTGTTGCTAGTAAAGCCACACAAAAATGGTGGAAAGAGAGTAAAGAATATTGGGAAAAATATGCTAAAGAGTTTAGAGAAGAATTTGATAAAAGAAAAAAACCTGTTGAAGTATACTTTAAATTTGTAAGAGGTACTAAACATAAATTTGATTTTATTAATCCTGCTCAAGCTGTGCAAGATGAAATGGTTAAATATGAATGGATACCTGATGATAATGCAGATGAAATTATTCCAATTTTTGAAAAACACGAATATAATAAAGATAATCCTGGTGTATGGATTGAATTAAAATAATGAATATAACACACGATGATATGGAAATAACAAGAGAAGGTATTATAACAAGATTATCTAAATCAAATAGTTATGAATATAACCTTCATAAAGCTTCAGAAGAATTACAAGAACTTTCTCTTGTATTAACACAAAAACTTACAAAACCACATAAAGTTGAAGATCAAGATATTATTGATGAAATTGGTGATGTAGAGATTAGATTAGAAATACTTAAAAAGATATTCAATAAAGAGAAAATTGATAAAAGAATAGCTTATAAATTGAAAAAGTTTCAGGAATATCATGATTCTGATAAATATACACATATATGAGTTATTTTAGTGTTGAAGCATTAAGCTATTCAGCATTAAGAGCATTATCTATTGGTCCAGGTTATTATAAGTTTCAACAAGACCAAGATTCAGAGGAAAAAGATCATTTAACTATAGGTTCAGCTGTTGATATTATGTTAACAGAAAATAATAAGTTCTGGGAATACTATTATTTAGAATTTGAAGAGTTTGATTCTGAACTTCCTCAACCACAAATGTTAAAATTCATTGATTATTTAGTAAATAATGAAAATTGTGGAGAAATAACAGGTAATTGTTATCAAGAAGCTTATGAATATGCTGGAATTAATAAAAAGAAGCTAGAAACTATTATTGCTGAATTTAAGGATAAGTATCAACCTTATTATCAGTATCTTATTAAAAAGAATATTCATAACATTAATAATAAAGAAAAACAATTATTGACTAATAATCAATATAAGATTGTTGATTCTGTTGTTAATAGTTTAAGGAATAGTCAATTTACTAAGAAATACTTTGAGGAATATTTTGAAAGTTCAAAGGAAAGATTTACACAATTAGAAATTTACTGGGAATTAAAGGACTTAAAATGTAAATCTAAGCTTGATTTAGTATTTGTTAATCATGATACTAAAGAAATTCAACCAATGGATCTTAAAACTACTGGTAATTCAGTGTTTAGCTTTGATTCTAGCTCACTTAGATGGAGATATGATCTGCAGGCTGCTTGGTATTCAATGGCTTTATATTGGCTTATAAATTACTCTAATGATGAATATTGGAGTAAACTAAAGAGTTATAAATTACTTAATTTTAAATTTATTGTTGAATCTACTAAGAATCCTGGAACACCTTTAATTTATAGCTGTTCAGATAAATTCTTAAATATGGCAACATCAGGTTTTAGAAAAGATGGTAAATGGTATAAAGGTATAGAAGAATTAGTAGAAGATTACAAATGGTATGTAGATAAAAATAGTTGGTCATATAATAGAGAGATTATTGAAAATAATGGTGAAATAGAGTTAAGATATGACTAAAACTCCAGTGGAGTTGAAATACAACAGATGTACAAGGTTTTTATTACCTTCTTTAAAACTTAGAGGAGAATTCTTATTAAATATGGGATTTGTTAATGCTTATATTCAAGACCATGAATATGATATTAGATGGGATTTAGAAGGATGTTTATTTTTATTATTTAAACCTGGGAATTTAAATAATGAATTTGAGGATTTTTCTGAATCTTTAAGAAATTTAAGTAATTTCAAAGATGAATATGATATTCAAGAAGGTGTTGTATTTGTATTAGAAATACCTGATAAATATAAGAATATATTTAATACTTTTGTAGATGGAACTTATTCAAAATTTGATAAGAATTATATTAAAGAATGTATTCCACAATATATTAATGGAAAATTAAGTAAAAGATGGAAGATATTCTATAAGGATAAAGCCTTATTTGAAGAATTAGCTCAAGATTTAGGATATAATAATTTAGATATTGCTAAAGAGTATATTGATGAATTAGAAGATAAACCTTATGCAGAAGATGAAATATTAAGATATAATCCTGAAATAGAAACAAAACTAAGAAAAAGAAATGACTGAAAATACAATTAAAGTAAAACATCCTGAATTTGGATTGGTTACATTTACAATGATGACTAATAGACAAATGGATGTATTGAATAACTATAAAAAATTAACGAGTGTTAAGAAACATAGTAAAAAGACTACAACTACTACTAGTAAAAGAAGAACTACTTCCATTTATTAGTGAAATATCTGAGAGATATGATACTACAAATGAATGGTGTAAGAAGAAAGAATGGAAAGTGTTTGATAATATCCATAAAACTCTGAATGTAGTAGAATCTGAAAAAAGTAAAGAAACTGGTTCAAATTTAAATCAAGATTGGTTAAATGAAAGAGCAGTAGATATAGCATTGAAAAGCTTCATTGTAATAAGTAAATAATATGCCACCAGAACAAGTAGCATGGGTAAAAGCCAAATGTGCTAATTATGAAAGAGATAACTTCGACCCTATTGTAGAGAGTGTAAGAACTAAATTATTAACAAGAAGTCAAGTTGGAGTTAAGAAATATGGTACTACATTAGCTGATAATACTAAAGATAATTATCTTAATCATTTACAACAAGAATTACTTGATGGAGCAAATTACATTGAAGTTTTACTACACCAACAAAAAGATATAACACAATTAATTAACAAGTATCCTAATAATACAGAATTAGGAGAGATTATACGAAAAATATATGGTAGTAATTGATGATGTAAGGTTAACATTACCAAATACATCAAAAAAAATTGGAGATATACAAGGATTAATTTTAGACAAAATCAAACAATATGGTTTTAAAGAGAGAGTCATATACCCTTCATATGTTCTTTCTTCATTCTATGAAGCACATTATGATGATGTTAAATTACAGTATTTGATTGATTTCAAAAATGATAAAGATGAAGTGTATGTATTCAATCCAGAATATAGAACATTAGCTAGAGAAACATCTTTTCATCAATTTGCTAGCATTAAAAATTATGATTTTCATTATATACAAAAAATAATGTCATATAATTCTCCTGAAAGGGATGATATTATAGAAGATATTGTTATAGGTATTTGTACAGTTAATCCTGATGATGAAGATGATGCATGGGATCAATTATGTACTTGTGCAAAAGAAGTGTTAAAAATAATTGATTTTAACAATACTACTTTTAATGATTCATTTAATGATAGTATTAAATTATTCCTAAGAGGAAAAAGAGTAGCTTTTGGTAAGAAAGAAAGTGAAAAAGGATTTATGAGTATCCATTTTAGTGTTAATGATATATTAAAAAGTATAAAACAATGAATTTAAATGCAGTATTTGTAACAAGGACTTTTAATAAAACTGAAACTTGTACAATTAGACCCTCATCATCTGTAAATAATAAACCATCATTTGTAAAAAGTAATCTAAAAATTCATAAAAATAGAGATTATGAACCAGATACAATGCATTTATTGGGTTTTGGTAAAAGTTATAATCCATATGCTAATATAGATGATGATGAAGATGATCAAGAATTCAATGCACGAAATAACATGCAGTTATATAGTGACGTTGTAATTAGTGAAAATAGTATTGATTATGATGATTTATATGTAAATGATATTCTATTATTTGGTACTTATAAACAAGGTAATAACTATAAAGATAAATATGGAAATATTTATTATGTTACTGAAATTACTAAAAATAAAATCAGATTTATTAGAAATGCTAATATTGGTAAATTGAAAAATTCCGTTATTACTGAAACAAGAAATCAATTCTTGGATAGAATGGGTTGGAAGAATGGAGATTTAATGGAGTATTATGAGTAATACATATGTTATGGGAGATTGTCACGGAGGGTATTTAGCCCTCCTGCAATGTCTTGATAGAAGTGGATTTGATTATGAAAATGATACTTTAATACAATTAGGTGATGTAGCTGATGGATGGTCACAAACTTATGAATGTGTTGAAGAATTACTTAAAATTAAGAATTTAATATCTATTAAAGGTAATCATGATGATTGGACTTTAACTATGATGATTACAGGAGTACATCCTGGATTATCTCAAGGAGGTAAAGAAACACAAGATAGTTACATTAAGTATTCTCAACATGACTATGATACAGGAGGTATATATTACCCAGAACATCATATTAAATTTTTTAGAAATCAACATTTATATTATGTAGATGACCAAAATAGATGTTTTGTACATGGAGGATTTAATAGACACTTCAGTATTAAAGAACAGTATGACCCTATGATTTTCTACTGGGATAGAGATTTATGGATGAGTGCTATGTCATTTCAATCAGTTTATAATGGAAATTCTAAAAAATTAGGTTCTCCTGATACAGAATTAAAATTTAAAGTGAAAGATAATTTCAAAGAAATCTTTATAGGTCATACATCTACAATCAATTGGTCTATGAATGAAACTATTAGTGTGGGAGGTATAGTAATACCAGGCAATGTTCCTTGTACTACACCAATGAATGCAGCTAATATCTGGAATTTAGATACAGGAGGTGGATTTAAAGGTAAATTGACAATTATGGATATAAACACTAAACAATACTGGCAAAGTGATTTATTAACAGATTTATATCCAAATGAAAAAGGAAGATAAAAATAAAAAAAAGAATATGAAACAGACAAAACAAACAAAACAAACAACACAGAAAATCAGCAGAACAACTGCTGTAGATTTAATTAACAATTCAAAAGGTAGATTTATTACTGTAACTTTTACTACAAAAGATAACAGAGTAAGAACTATTAATGGCCCTAGAAAGAATCAAACACAACTAGGTAATATTACTGTATATAGTGTAAAGGATAAGGGTTATAGATCATTTGACCCTAAGAATCTTACAGCATTGAAAGTAAATAGTCAAAGTTATAAAGTACAATAATGAAGTTACTATTTTTAACTGTAACATTTGGAGTATTTTTACATTCAGGTGTAATTGTAGATTCAAAAGGTAGATTTGAATATTATATAGATTGTCCTGATGGAGATTCTTGTCACACAGAATTAACATTAAATAAAGGTAATTATTTATATCTGAAGAATAGTACTAAAGATACTATTACATTCTTAGTAACAGATTCTAATGTTTACCAATTAGGTGAGCAAACTGTAGTATTTAAATAAAGAAAGGGGGATAAATCCCCCTTTTTTGACCTCTTTAATACTGTTTCTTTTCATCTGAATCGAACATTTCAAAGAATGTTGATAATCTATATCCTGGAACAAATGTCCTTGAATAATATCCAATTGGTGTTTGATCTTTTTTATTATCCTCACCTACTAATACATCTCTAGTTTCATCTGCTGTATTAACTAATAGTTTTTGAACATCTAAAGCTATCCCTGCTAAAGGTATTGTATTTCTACCAACTGTTTGTATCATTGCTGAGGGATCTATAAAGAAAGATAACTCTCGTGATAGTCTTCTTAATTGACGCATAGCTACTCTTCTTTGATAAGAATCATCATCCCATACTTGACCTAAACCTAATATACCTAACATTAGATATACTATAACTGCTAATTCAATAGCAGCGGCTTTAAGATTACCTCTTTTATGTTCTAAGAATTCTTTATATAATTCATCTCTAGATTTAGTAGTTAATAAATTACTATGTGTTTCTAAATATTGTTCAAACATAGCTTTAGCTCTATTTTCATTAATAGGCAACATACTAGTTGTACCAAATGTAGCCACATCTAACGCAAATAATCCTAATCTTTTAGCTACTTTAGGTAAAAATACAGACATTCCTTTATCTTTATCTACACCCCATTCATTTAACAAATCTACATATCTACCACTTTTAATTAATTCTGAAGTAGCATCATAAGATAATTTATCAAATCTTTCAAGTGCTAATGCAGGAAGCCAGTTTTTAAATGACATGGTTAATGTTCCTAACAATGTAAAATTAATAGCGTTCATATCTTCTCGTGATAATGAACCTTTAATATTTCTAGAAACATTCATTACAGTATTTCTAAACTGTGTAAATCCTTCATCAGTTAATCCTTTAATAGTTAATTCATCACCTTTTATCTCTATATTATCATATAATGATTTAGTATCTTTAGGTAATATTGATAATCTTCTTATATTACCATCAGCACTAATACCATAATTCTTCATCATAGACATCAATACAAGATTAGATGTATGTTCATCAGCATTTCTATAACCTATAAATAGATTATCTTCATTAGCCCATTTTAAAGCTTTAGAAATACGAATACTTTTATTAACTTCATGTGTTCTCTTTTCACCATAAGGTTGAAACATATAAGTAACAGCATTCCATTTAGCACTTTCTTTTGTACCAGGTATTAAAGCCTTTTTATGAAAACTAATAGTGTCTAACATTTGTTTTTTATTGTAGAAAAATCCTTTATTTCCTTCAAAGAACATATTAGATTGTTGACCTAAGTAGTTGGTTAAAATAAGCAATGGAGCAAATGTAAGTTCCTTAGTTTGTTGATATTTCTTTAAACTCATTAAAGTCTCACCAACTTTACCTGGTTTATCTTGTATTCTAATACCATATAAGTGATAATCTACATGCTTTTGAAATAACTCCGCAGCACTAGAAGAATAACCAAATAATTTCTTAGCTCTACCAGATACAGTTTTTATAGGTTGTCCATCAGGACCTAACTCTTTTTCACCAAACTCTGGTTGGTATATAATATCCTGTAAAGCGTTAGTTTGAGCCTCTATTTGACTTAAATTATTATAATTATGTGCCATAGACATAAATGTGAATAAACTCTTATTTAAGTCATAAGATTTCATAGTTTTATCTACTTCACCTTTTGCATTTTGAAAAGGTTGTATAAAAAATCTAGGTATTTGTCTTAGAGCTTTACCTGTAGATAAATCTTGTTCACTTTTATCAATAATTTCACCATATTTAGTTTCATCTTGTGTTGTACTCCATATTTCAGATACTTTATCTTTAATTTGGTCATATGAAGGTAAGCCACTTTCAAATAACATTTCTAAAGTTTCTTTCTTAATCCACGGAATGAAGTTTTGACTAATGTGTTGTTCATTTTCATGATGTCCTAATAGTTGTCTAGCTTCTGTCATTGATTTAGTCCAAAAGTTATAATAGTCTAATAATGGTTTATTTTTCTTTATAAAAGAATACTCCTTAGTAATATAATTCTCATTATCAAATATTTCTGGTTTGAATTCATAGTAGATTCCATAATATTTACCAAATATAACTTTACCTGTTTTAGGATGATTTTGCTCATCCCATCTTCTTAATTTTTCAACATCTGATTCATCTTGTAAATCTAAATCATAGTTTATAATATATTTTTGCCTTCTAATATCAAAAGTTTCTTGCCAATCATCTTTTAACTTCAAGATATTTTGTAATTCCTTTTTCTTTTCATCCTTTTGTAAAGTCTTGAATTTTTCATAGAAATTACTAGATAACATACTATGTAGATTACCTGTATCTTTATTTATAAGTAGATTATAGACATCCCAACCTTTATAGCCATTAGATGCTCCCCAATCTTCAAAAGGCTTTATAATAGCCTTTAATTGCTTCTCAAAGGTATTCATTTGTTTTCTAGTGTTATCATTAGCTCTAGAATACATTGAATAGAATTTTTGAAACAAAGGATGGTCAATTTGTGATAATGTTTTAAACATTTTATCAACAAATGATAATTCTACAGCATCTGTAGCAGCTTTTATTTCTTCTTTAGTTAATGATTTATTAACTAATGCTTCTTTTACAAGATTATTAATATTAATTAATTTTTGTTGTATTAAAGCACTTCTTATTAATTTATCATTAAGAGTTTCTTTATCTAATTTTAAACTTTCATAGAAACTTTTAGCTGTTCCTATAATATCCATATAGACTTGTAAATCATCATATAATTGATTTAAATCTTTCAATTCAAGTTTATCAACATCTTTAATTTCATTTACAATTGAATTATAAGTTTTAATCATATAAGTCATGTCTTTATCAACTGTTAAAGCTTGTACTGACTTATTAATCTTAAATATTCTAGCTCTTAATTCTTCTGCTTTAGGTGATGTTTTACTAGCTTCTTTAGATAATCTGTTTTGATAGTTACTTCTTAACTCTACAAGTTTAGCAATAGCATTATCAAGAGACTGAATACCTGTTTCTTCAATACTAATAGGAATTGGTTTAAAAAATTGTCCTACACCTTCTACACTTTTAATTTTTGTAGATAAGTTTTTACCTGGACCTTTTTCATCTTTTCTCTTATTATAATTTCTTAGAAATATAGGAGATACACGACTAAATCTAATTTTAGTAACACCTAATCCTTGTAAAGCTTTATTTACAGAATTAAACTGAAGACTAAAATCTTCATATTTATATTCAGAAATCCAATCATCTGTCATCAAGTCACCTGTTAATCTATGTGTAGCTTCAGGTTTAGCAGACATTGTTTTGTAATCTATATATCCAGCAGAACTATCACTAAATATAGCTATTAAGTCACCTCTACCCATTATTTGAGCAGTTGTATTAGTTAATAGTCTTTCAGTCTTTAAATAAATCTTACCTTTAGGATCAATCTTCTTTTGTGTTTCTTTGAAAAACTTAATATGTTCTTGTACTATTTTCTCAATAGACTTAACTACATTAATATCTACGTTATATTGTTTAGCTAATTCTTCATTAGAAACATGTTTAGTAGAAGATTTAACAAACATAGCATCATTATTAGCTATATTATGTGATATTTGATCAGCAATAGCATGTACAGTAGTATCTGATTCAGCTTTAATTGTATTATCAGGATTACTTGATATTTCAGCAGCTTTATCTTTACCTTGTATTTTTTCAAACTTTTTCTGAACAGCATCAGTAAATCTGGAAGGTATAACAAAATAATCATTATTATTAGCAGGATTAACTACTACATACTTATCAGTAACACCTTTAGAGTTCTTATAAGCTTCTTTAGGTAACTGTTCATTAGGAATAGGTTTAACAGTAATAAATTGGTCTAAAATATCTAATTTAGTAGCTATTTCTTCAGGAGTAATATTTTCTAATTTATCCCAAATACCAGTTTTATTTACATATGCATTTCTTACTTCATCGTAAGTCAGGTTTTTTATACGGCAATTACTCACTTGTTATATTTTTTAACCATGAAAAATTTCTTTTTTTATTTTTTATTCTTGATATAGAAGATTGATCAACTTTATATTCAGCTGCTAATAAATATTGATTTTCTTTATTTTGTAATCTATTATATATTTCCAAAACTAAATTTTTATCTTTTAATTTATTTGGATTAATATTTTTATTTATTTTTTTCTGTTCTATATTTAAATATTTATAGTTGTGTCCTGATAATATTTTACTTAAATTTGCAGGATTATAATTATATTGTTTAGCTATATCTTTTAATAATTTACCTTCATTTACAAGTTTAAATATTTCATTTAATTGTTCATTTGATAATTTTCTTCTTTTTAAAGCTATTTTATAACATCTTTCTTTATTATTTTTATAATAATTACCTCTTAACCCACCAGCAGTTTTTAATATATTATATTCTGGATTTAATGTGTCAATATAATGCTGCTCTCTAGAAAAAAGATTTTCTATTGGATGTTCTTCTAAAATTTCAAATACAAAAGCATCTTTTCCATATTTATTATAAGCATTTTGTAAATGTATTGAATGATGTTTATTTCTTTTTAGTATTTGAAAATGTTGTGTTTTTCTAGCTTTTAAATATTGAGCACTTCCTATATAAATATTTCCATTTATAATATTTGTTATTTTATAAATCCCGCTTTTTTTATATTTATCATATTTTACTTTTTTCATTAGTTACAATTTGTTTCTAAGTTTAAATCATCTGATAGTTTATCAACATCAAAATCTATATTCAATTGAGTTCCTTCTTTATTAACTTCTTTTATTCTATTAACAGTAGTATCAGCAGGTTTATTAGCTAAATCATATTTTTCTTGTAATTCATTAAAAAAATCTTGATTAACAAATGCTCTAGTTACAGATTCTTTATTATCTCTTAAATAACTACTACCAGATAACATTTTTTTTAGACCTCCTTCAACTATATTAAACATTTTATCAACATTAGTAAGATTAAATTTATCTTTAGCTATCTGTGACCATTTATCATTATAAGCTATAAAAGCAGGTTTATTTAACACTCTACTAGTATCATGTTCATATATACCTTTCTTTTCTAAACTATCTATTGTTTTTATTACTATTGGACAACTCATATTTTATTTATTTTATTGATTACATTCTTCATCCCACGGTGGAGTATCATCTTTATTACTATCTACTACATTAGGTTTGAGTTCTTGTCTAATGCCAAATATATCTTTGTGAATAAGAGTTAAATTATCATCAAAAGATTTA